TGAAAAGATATTCTCCGCATCCCGGTATGCACCCTTGCGCAAGTTTGGCAATGATTCCCCAGCTACTGTAATTACTGACCTTTGCTCTGTTACTGCTTTATAAAATAGCAGTTGCATGATTGAGTAGGTCTTGCTGGAAGATGTGCCGCCCTGATTGATTAATACTTTCTCTTTGGCATTGTAATTCTCATAAAAGACAGGAGAGGATTTAAACATTATCTATCTCATTTTCATTATTTGCTAATGGCGGAGCAGTATTGTAAATAACTGGAGCAGGGATGCTTAACAATAAATCGCCATCCACAGAAACCTCTTGCTTTGGTTTGCTCCATCTGTATTCCATAAACATTTTAAGAGCTGCCATATCGCCCTCCTCTAACTTATCATTTAGCAATTTTAACGCCAGATCATCCATTGGTGATAATCTTGCGATTAATGCTAATTCATCTGCTTTAGGCGGTCTGCCTCCATTATTACCTATCTTGCCAGTATTATTTTTTCTACCATCTGCCATTGTAAATCTTATTATATTTTATCTCATTAATATATCTAATTACATTAACAACATCTTCATTAGATAATTTAAACCAATCTCCTTTTATTCTTTTTGCATCAAATTTTTGGTGTATCAAAGCCTCAATTTCAAAACAATTACTAATATTTTCAATATAAATTAGATCAATTTCAATATAATTTACATAATGCGATAATCTTACTTTTGGATTATCGCTTTGAGTAACTCCTATTTTAAAATTATTTGATATTCTATCTTTTATAAAATAAATCCATCCTGTTGTAAAAGTTAATTGATTTATCTCAGTATGCACTTGTTTTTTTATTTCCTGATCTTGCATCATTTCAGTTAACATTTTGTCAACGTAAAATTTTATTTTATTGCTAAATCCTGTGCCTTTTTTCCTGCCACTATTAATACGCGAACCTCCACGATTATCTGCCATACAAATTTTTTAGTTTAAATCAGTTAACTAATTATTCAATCCAAAGTTACAAAAATCTGATAACTTCCTAATTTTTGTAAATGGATCATTTAAACAACCTTATCAAGTCCTGAATGTCCTCCATTGTTTTGGCGTTAGTAGAGTGCCATTCGCAATCAATTTGTATATCAATTATATAACTGCCATAAACTTGTAGAAAAACTTCCTTGTTATAAGAATACTCAGTAAATAATTCTCCATCATGCTTAAATGATGTATCTACAAATCCCATCTTAATTAATGCCTCTGGTGTAATTGGTGTTTTCATAGTTTTCTAAGTTTGGTGTAATCATTATTAAACTCACAATCATTCAAAGTATCTATCCTTTGTTTGATGCAGCGGATGAATAGGTCGCGTCGATTGTCGGGGATTTTTGCAAGGGTAAAAATCTCTCCAATTTCTAATTTTTCAACTAAATCCCATGCTTTTACTAAATCTTTGTCTAAAATTAACTTCATTTTTTATCATTTTTAGGGTTAAACCTTACTACTTTTTGCAAAAGGTAGTAGGGTTGAAATTTTAAAAAGTGCCTTTAAACCTATGTAAAGGCAAAAGGTAGTAGGGTAGTAGGTAGTAAGGTATGGTTTTATACTTACAAATAATTACATACACTATATACATTATCTGTTTCATATATTATATAGAATATAGTTACTACCTTACTACCTTACTACTTTTCAGCCTTTACGCCTATTTAAACCACGATAGTAGGGTTGACTAAAAAAAAATCAACCTTACTACCTTACTACCTTAAAAAACATCATCCTGGTAGCTATTATTTACTGTTTGGTTGGTATTTACTGTAGCCACTTCCCAAACATAAACCGGAATGTTATTTATTTTTTTCATTCTCCTTTGGAAACCTAAAGATTTCATCCTTAGTCCTATCATTACTGGGGACAAGGTTACCTGAGATCGAACTTTAATGTAACTCAGTATCTCAGTTGATGAAAAGAACTCACTATTTTGTAAACTTGTTGGTAGTTCAAACCACTTTAAAATCATGTCCTCTTCTTGAGATACGGCTTTAAATTCTCCGGTACTATCATTGAGCAGCTTGATTTCATCGCTTGTTAAATTGTGATTATATCCAGAGTTATACAAATGATACATTTCCATAAATAGGGCAGTCTTATCAATAGAATTGTAAAGCGCATGATCAATACTCAGAACTCGTACTGGCAGAATCCTTCTATTACCGGTAGGATCGCTTAATAAGCCTTCAATGTTAGTTGTACCGCAAAGCATAGCTAATCGGTTTAAATCAACGGAAACTACGCCATATGGCTCTCTGATTGAAAATGTCTGACTTGATGTCAATCGGTTTAGCATCTTGGCCTCAGCTTTAGATTTTCCGCCCATTTCATCATCCATAATGATTAGCTTCTTTGTCATTAGAATATCGCTATCCTTTCCCTGATCTAACTTGTCCTCTGCATAGTAGGCTTTCAGCTGATCTGGCAGCAAACGCCTAAACCATTCTGTCTTACCGGTGTTTTGACCGCCGACTAATACCAACACTAGCGGAGAGTGTTTTCCGTTTATTGAGGCCATTAAAGAAGTTAGCCATTTTTTTATAAATAGATCATGATTGTCAGTATCGGTTTGGATTGACTTTATAAGTTTGTCAATACTTCCGATTCCTTTAATTTTCATGTTCTTTAACAGGAAATCATGAAAGGGATTATAGTCAGTTGTAAACTCTGAGAATATCACGCTTTTTACAAGTTCCTTTGTCGCCTTTGGAATAAAGGTTTTGCAGTTAAGGAATACAGAATTTATATCAATGTCATTAAGCGGAACTGAATCAATCTCAATATTTCTGGAAATTGTATTCCGTTTCATGTTGTAATTTTTACCGATAAAATTCTTTAGCTGGTTTACAATATTATTTTCATCAATCGCCTGGACTTCGATATTTTCCTTTTTAGCAAGGTTGTAAATAAAATCAATTGGAACTGTTGGATCCTTTTTTGTCCTTAGTAAATGACTGTATTTTTCATCTGCTTTCCTCTGGTTGTACTCTGGGTTTAATTGACTTAGCGAGTGAAAATAATCGCGGCCATTTTCGCCAAACTTACCAGCAAGTGCAAATCCAATATTTACCCAGTCCCCATAGTCATTAGTAACATCAATCTTTTTAGATACAATATTATTGATTATATCGGAAAACTCTGAATCAACAAAAACATAGCTTTTGCTTTTATGGTTAGTTTTTGGATAAGCCTTAACGGATACAATTTGCGCTTCCTTGTTGATGTATAAATCCGGATCGTAGCTTACAAATCTGGCCCTACTTATATCCTTGCATTTTTCATCAACCTCAATGATATTGTACTTTTCGTATAGGTACTTACTGAGATAGTTAAAACTTTCTAAATGAAGTTTTGGATTAATCTTTGCAATGGCACAAAGTCCAGCACCACCGCACGAAACAAAAACCGCGTAGAAATTATTGTCACAACAAATCTGCTCTTTGACATGATTTAGATCTGTAAGTCCATCAATATCTATGGCAATGTAACCAGAGTGTTGAGTCAATGAATCTGCATTTCGTTCTTTAAATAGTCCAGAAATAGTGACATAAGGCAGTGATTTTTTATTAATATCGGTTTTGTTATTACGATAATTTAAAACCTGATCCTGCCAGAACCCTTCTTTGACCTTCTCTAAAAAGTCGGAGAATGTAAGGCTCATTCCTTTTTTGGTATGGCTTACATTGTTAAAATAAGAAATAGTTGGATCTGTCATACTGTTTTGATATGAGAGTCAATAGCTTGTTTTAATTTTGGCTTTAATCCCGGGGCCTGAGATAACCAAATTAAATACCTCACCTCCTCATCGCTTGTCATCGAAGATAATTCTCGGTCTTTGTATTTCCCGAAATAAAGAATGATTGGTTTTCCTTGTGGTAAATGTTTTATATAATTTCCGCATCCATTACAATAAGCCGAAATATGCGGCCCGGCTTGGCGTTCAATAAAATCATTTACTAATCCGCATCTTTGACAAAATATGTCCATAAAAATAAAAAGCCTGATAATATAAGGGTTATTATTCAGGCATCTAAATATAAAAATCAACTATAAAAGTCCCTTAACTCTTTCATAGTTCGTTTAATTCTAATTGCAATTTACAAATTATTTATATACTCCTCAAACTTTCTTTTCGCTTCCTCAAAACCTTCCGCAAAGCACACCGACCAACCTAAAGTTCTAAGATACTGGTGCATCTCTGCTTGTTCCTGCACATGCTTTTGGCTTGATAGACTGCCATCTTTTAAGAAAGTACCAGAGTCCAGGCGTTTCATTTCTATCATCAATCCGCAGTAATTCCCAACCTTGTAATAAATCTGAATATCAGGCCATGCCCTCCAAGGATCAATGATCAGTTTAATGTTCTGCATCTGTGGCGATAGCTTTCCGGCTGATTGAATATCTGAACGAAAACGAACATCGGGATGTTGCAGCTTTAGCCATTTACAAAACGCTAACTGGGCCGACCACTCATGCTGAATCTTTGGCTTGTACGCCTTGTGGAATTTGTATTGGGATAGGGGATCGGTATAGTCTATTTTCTTTTGTCCTGAGTTTGCCATTCTTTTTGCATTTGTTTTACTCGTTCTTCAATCTCTGCCCTTTGCTCTGGATACTTTTTCCAGAAGAATCGTTCACGTTCTAACCGATAAGCACGAAGCGCATCAGGTTCTTTGTAAGGCTTTGGCTTTGCTTTATAGCTTTGTACCTTACCAAGTTCCTGCGCATCGCCTTGGCCGTTAGTTTTAATCAGTTTTTTTGCCATAATAACTTAGCAACGCCTCACAAATATCTTCTATTTTGTATTTCATCAATGATCTCCTTCTAAAGAAGTCCATTAGTATTTTTTGGTGTAAGTGGTTAAACATTAGATTGTAGAGTTAAAATTATTGGGTTATCTATTTTTTTATAAAACCAGTACTTAGTCATCCAGTCGGCAATAGTTGGCATTGGAAAATTTAAGTTTTTGGCGGCAAGTACTGGAGGTATATTATTACCTATACAATACTCTAATGCTAAACCTATGGCTTTTTTTTTGTGCCTATTGCCATATCGTTTACCCCTGCCTTCAATATTTAAAGGCAGGGGAGATTGTTTAGAAAGGCAAATCATCATCTTTTGAGTTTGATGTTTGCGCTGGTGCTGCTTTAGCACCATCAGGCAGTTTAGCATTACCGAAATACACCTTATCATCGGTCGCATCCTTTTTGGAGTTCAGCTGAAATGATAAAATATTTCCATACTGATCTGGCTCGTCATTCATCCAGACTGCAATGTTAGCGTAAACTTTTCCGTTTTTTTCGGACTTGTTAAATGCGGAGTGTCCAGCTTTGAAAGCATCTCCGAGATCGGTCAAGCATATTGACCCATGCATTGGTTTGTTAGCCATTAGATAGAGTTTAAAATTTGAGTTAAAAAATAAGTTGATTGTTCTATTTTCTTTTCGGCTTGTGCAATGTCATCCAACACATTTGCACGTTCTAAACGAATACGTTTAAATTGATACTTGCCAGGATATTCGGGATGGTAAGATACAAAATCAAACCATTCGCGCCCGGTTATTATCATGTAACCAATTATCTGCCAGTAGCACTCTTTATAATCCGCTTTTAGATCAGTTGTAAGCGAATGCACCAAATGCGCAGTAATTGTATAGGGGCATTTGATTTCAATGCCTCCATTCTCATCTATCAAGCCATCAGGCGAACCGCCAAAGTTCTCACCATACGGAATGTAACCTGATTGCGTAACCTTGGTCTGAAACACCTCCTCATAAATACCAATAGCGATTGGTTCGTGCATCACTCCCCAATCTGTGTACTTGCTTGAAAAATCATCTTTGGCTGGTTTGCCAGTTAGCTTTTCAGCGATGCACTCCATTACATAAGTAATTGCGCCATCGGATAGCTTACCAGCCTCCTTGTCGGCTTTTGCTTTTGGCTCAGTCATTAGTCTGTGCAATTGACTACATGAGAAGCGGCCCATGCGCGATTCAATCCATTCTGGAGTGCGCTGGTTTTCGTTTTGTGTTCCGGTGATTATCATTGCTGCGCTGCTTTAATATCATCCATTGGTACTTCTTTAGAGTACATTCCGTTAAACTCGACATCAGATCCGCCATCAGTAAATAATTTACCAAGTTTTGAAGCTGCATTTTTTAGGGCCAGACTTTCGGCAGCTGGTGCATTTTTCTGAATGGCATCTTGAATGATGTTTTCGATTTCTAAAGGTTTACTGCCTTTTGCTAATTGAATCGGCCATGCACCAACGCCATCCAAATTTCGCTGCCTTCCGGTAATCGGATTAAAAATGGAAAGTGTCCCATAAACCAATACTGAGTTTGCCATAATTGAAACGGATTTAATCGACCAGTCATAATCTTGGAAGATCGTAACCAGGTTGTTTTTTACCCTTTCAATCGGTTGATACTTTAATCCTTTGTGTTCTTTCATCCAAGATGATGGAGGATTAGAGTTAAGCAATGTGTTTAAACTATCCATTTTTACGGATAGTCCCAAATCTTTGACTATTGCTGGTAGATTTGGTTTTTTGTTTTCTGTACTCATTATAAATAAAAATGCCTTATGCCGGGTTTGGACTGGAAGATCCGCCCCCGAAATAAGGCTCTTAAAATGTTTTTAATACCGCTTCCAGTCGGTGTATCTAAAGTAAAAAATTATTATGTTACTTGCAAATAAAACCTCACAAAAGTCTCCATTACGAATAACATTGCAAGTAAAATCATGACAAACATGATTGCCCAGAAGGTGCGATTTTTGTTTCGATCTTCGTCTTCGTGAAAGTGCATCATTCCAATATCTCCTTCGCTAACCTTAACGCCGATTCCTGCCCATCAATGTAACCAATTCCGCCTGGGCGAACAGTATTAACTGTTGCCGGATATAATTGGCTCTGAATGTATTTAACCCAGCGATTATACAATTGTGAATCCATCGCTAAATATTTATGTTGTGGCATTCCATTTTGCCATTCAATACGATAGCCATCTGGCATTACTGTACTTTGAACTGATAATATTCTCATGATTCAAATAGGTTTGAAATTGATACAAAATCATAATTTTTCAATCGTAAAAAGTTGCTTAATGAAACGGCAGTTCCGTACTTTAAGTCCATTACAAAATTTGCATTTCTAAATTCTTCCATAAATGAAGCAACTGCAAACGGATATAAATCCGCTTGGCTTTCCAAGGTTGCCTTATACTCTGGCTTTAATCTGTCAAATAAACTATTCATGTTCTTCATCCCTCCTGCGATCGTAATCATCGTGTTTGTGGCATTTACATTTTTCAATTCTGGCATCGCAATATTCGCAATGCTCTGCTGATGTCTCTGTACGCTCGTACAAGTCATCATAATAGGCGTCTAGGTTCATTTTAGTTTTTGGGTTAAATAGTCACATAATCCAGCTAATCCTATTAGGACTGCCGACATACAGATAAAAAAGATGATAATTTCCATAGCTTTTGTGTTTTGGTATATTCAAATGTAAAATTAATAATCGAAATTAAAAATTATTTTGATATTTTTTTTATAATTATTTTAATCTCGTTAAAATTTATATATTTGTAGAAATCAAAAAATTATGACTGAAAAACTAAAATCAATACCGGTGTATCTACCCGATGAAAAGCGATCTGCTTTAAAAACGATTAGCAAATCAAAACGCCTGGCTCAGACCAGACTGATCGAGCAAGAACTTGACAAGTTGTTTAAACGTGAAGGGTATAAATTTTAAGGTATGAAAAGAGTAATAAACTTTTCTGGAGGTAAAACATCTGCTTTGATGACTATTCTTTTAAAACCAACAGAAAACGATATTGTTCTGTTTACCGATACTGGCAGAGAACATCCCTTAACCTATAAGTTTATAGATGACTTTGAGCGTAACGAAAATATAAAAGTGCATAGAGCAGAATACACTCATAAAAAAGCTCCAGGATTAAAAGGTTTTGATGCATTAATTGAGTACAAAAGGTATGTACCAAATAGAGTGCAAAGAATTTGTACGGCAGAATTAAAGATCTTAACTGCTAAAAGATATTTAAGAGATTTAGGTATTAAAACATTTGAGAATTATATAGGGTTTAGAGCAGATGAAGAAAGAAGAGTAAATAATTACAATAATCAATACAAAAAGGTTTACCCGAAATTTCCTTTATTTGATAGAGGAGTTAATAAAGAAATTGTTAATCAGTATTGGCTAACAAAATCATATACTTTAGAGATACCATCAATTTTAGGTAATTGCGATTTATGCTTTTTAAAGGGTAAGGATAACATAATAAAAATTATGCAACACTTTCCTGAGTTAGCTCAGAGATGGATTGACGATGAAGCAAAAGTAAAAGATATGGGCTATAAAAAAGGCAAAGCAACTTATTTTAATGGCATAAGTTATGCCGAATTATTTAGAGCAGCACAATCTCAAAAATCATTATTTGATTTGCAAGATGCTTTACCAGCTTATGATTGTAGTTGTACAACATTTTAAAGTATAGAAATGTTTACCTATGGAAAACCTTTATGATAAATAATAGTCAATAACTCGGTTAAATTCCTAATTATTGTGCATTATTTTGCAATTAACCGAACCTTTATACATTACCAATGAACAACTTTATATTTTAGTAAAATAGCCATCACTTCTCCTGCACCAATCGCCGTAACTCTTTTTTTATTTTCTCGAGTTCAGCTTCAAGCCGCAGTTTTTCGGTCATTAATTGCTGAATGCGGGTTTTACTCAAAGGATTCTACCCTTCAAGATGCGGAAGTTCTTAACAGAGTAATTGCCTACGTTATCGGTACGAATGTGCGCAAAGCCATGTGAGTAATTATTTGAATGGGGATTGTAATCAGGAGATAGTTCGGAAAGGCAACCAGTTGACCAGCAGGAAATCAATTCTCCAGATAGGTTAGTTTCATTATGCTCGGACACTTTATGCACATGACCGCAGATCATGGATTGTTTAGCTTTCATGAATAATCCTCTGGCTGAATTAACTGGTGCCATAAACCCACGAAAAAACAAATGCCCATGATGGATGCTTAGCTTCCCTGCTCTAATTATAGTCTTGTCATCAATTAGGTTAAGGCTAACCTTTGATAGTTCCAATCGGGCATCTAAGGAGTAATACGGATCATCGAAAATCTCAGGTGCTTTAGCCATCAAAAAATGCTCGTACCTTACATCGTGATTTCCTTTGTTAAAATAGATTATTGCTTTAGGAAATGTCGCTCTGAGAATCCTTAGAAACTCTTTGGTAGTATCAAACTCATGTTTTACCGATCGCTTTCTGGGATCCTTTTCAAACCGACTGCATCCGTAGAAATCAATCAAATCTCCATTGATTAGGATTGTGTTTATGTTTTCTTTTTTACCATAATCCAAAGCCGCCGTAATGGCATTAATAGAATGGTAAGGAATATGCAGGTCAGAGATTAGTAAGATATTGTTACAAGCCAACGGAAGGGTAAAAGGTATTCTTTCTTTCTCCTCACTTTCTGGTATCTTGTAAGGATTGCTATTAAAGGTTTTCGGCTGATGAAGGCTTTTGTCCTTGTATTCGTTATTGGTC